AATATTATAACGGATGGCCTACACGTGTACGAAGAGGATAATAAGTTCTATAGAGCCCTCTAGTATATATTGTACACCAGTCACCAATACAATAGAGAGAGTTGAGAGAGCTCGATTGGTGACATCGCCTTATTTACAAAAATGCCACCACCAAAGAGATTTAGAGTGAGCTCAAAGAACTACTTTCTCACATATCCTCGATGTTCTATTTCAAAAGAAGAAACCCTCTCACAATTGCTTAATATACAGACTCCAACAGATAAGAAGTACATCAAGATTTGCGAAGAATTACACGAAGATGGGCAACCTCATCTTCACGTGCTTATTCAGTTCGAAGGAAAATTCGTCTGCACAAATCAAAGATTATTCGACTTGGTATCCCCAACACGGTCAACACATTTCCATCCGAACATACAGGGAGTTAAATCAAGTTCAGATGTTAAAGCATACATCGACAAGGATGGAGTCACCATTGAATGGGGCCAATTCCAGATCGACGGTAGATCTGCAAGAGGAGGACAACAATCCGCAAACGACTCATATGCAAAAGCGTTAAATGCAGATTGTATTGAAGCTGCAATGACGGTATTAAAAGAAGAACAGCCAAAAGATTTCGTTGTCCAATATCACAACATCCGTTCTAATCTGGAGAAAATATTCACACCACCAACGGAACCGTGGGTTCCTCCATTTCAGTTATCCACTTTCAACAATGTCCCTTTAATTATGTCGGACTGGGTTAACGAAAATATTTCCGATTCCGCTGCGCGGCCGTTGAGACCTATATCAATCATCGTTGAAGGACCATCAAGAACAGGCAAGACAATATGGGCCCGAAGTCTGGGTCCTCACAATTACCTATGTGGTCATATCGATCTCAACCCGAGAATTTACTCCAATCATGCATGGTATAACGTCATAGATGACGTTGATCCGCATTATCTGAAACACTTTAAAGAGTTCATGGGGGCCCAACGTGATTGGCAATCAAACTGCAAATACGGAAAGCCAATTCAAATTAAAGGAGGAATTCCCACTATCTTCCTATGCAATCCTGGCCCCCATTCATCATATAAAGAGTATCTCAGCGAAGAGAAAAACAAATCACTCAATGACTGGGCACAGAAAAACGCCATCTACGTCTCCATTGAGGAACCACTCTACTCCACCTTCAATCAAACCGCGTCATCGTCACGCCAAGAGACAGACTCGACGTAGAAGGTTAGATCTAGAGTGTGGCTGTTCAATATACATTCATATTAGTTGCGCAAATCATGGATTCACGCACAGGGGAACCCATCACTGCAGTTCAAGCAACGAATGGCGTTTTTATTTGGGAGATTATAAATCCCCTCTATTTCAAAATAATCAACGTGGAGAAGCCAATGTACACGAACAGCACGGTGTTCGACATTCAAATCCGAGCCAACCACAACCTGAGGAAAGCGTTGGCTCTCCACAAAGCCTTCTTCAATTTCCAAGTCTGGACGACATTGACGACAGCTTCTGGGCAGATTTATTTAAATAGATTTAAATACCTTGTACTGTCTTATTTAGATAATTTAGGAGTTATTTCAATTAACAATGTAATCAAAGCTGTCTCATATGCAACGGACAGAAGTTATGTAAATGACGTGCTTGAAAATCATGAAATAAAATTCAAATTTTATTAATTCATTATCGAATCGTAAAAATATATCCGAATTTTCAAAGTAGCATATACAGGATTAGAAGCATGTGTACATGCCATATACAACAATAATGCGTTCTCAGTATGGTTCTCGTACTTAGCAGCTTCTTGATGATTATACACAACATGGTTGTTAACCTTCCAAAATCGCTTAACCAGCGACTGTTCATTACTTGCATATTGTCCACCTGTAACCTTTGAATAAAACTTGTGCATGACCTGGAAACGATCTCGTAAATCGTTCTTAATAGTAGCAGTGCTAGGCTCATTATCAAACATATTAAATACTTGACCAAATTCCATAGGAGTGCCATATGGTCTTCGATCCCTAACCAACCAAAACATTACACTGTTGGTATGATTCTTCAACTTGATGTTGTCGTCCATCCAAACTTTGCCTAAAATGTAAACAGACTTAACACAGAAACGTTTGCCAACGCGATGAGTAATACCGTTACCACGTGTAACATCAGATATACACATAACCTTACCAATATGAGACACATCATGGCGTTGTTCAAACGACTGGATTTTACAGGGTCCTTCACAGCCTCTAGGAACATCGGGAGTCCTGTACATCCGATATATCCTGGGCTTCCTGTACATGGGCCTATTAACCCATGCATTGGCCCTGTTGGATTTTGGGCCTCCCCCGGGAGAATAATTCAAATTACGGCTAACCTTAGAGGTTCCCGCAGAAGAGCGCCACGGGGCATCCCGCTTAGGCATGTCGAATTAAAGCACTGTCACAACAGGTACATTTAATTTGAATTTATAACCAAAAGTCATAAACTTAAAGACCAAGTTAAATAATTTAACTTTCCAGCACACACATGATTGGACAACGCAAACAAAGTCATCTTTAATTCAAATTAAAGCATTCCATGCGATGTACGGAAAGGAAGGGAAAGCGCGGCCATCCGGT